GCTACAGGCATTAGCACAGCATCAAGTGTTACTATTGAGGCTACTGGTTCTGGCTCAGATATTACACTGGACGCTAACGACGATGTGGTTATCTACTTTGGCGCACAGAATATGTACTTTGACGCTGGTGCTTCAGAAGTGCGACTAAGTTGCCGTATGGAAGCCACAGAGTTTGAAGCTACATCAGACATCAACTTAAAAGAAAACATTGAGTTACTTACCGATCCACTAGGGAAACTGTCAGGCATTTCTGGCTACTCATATAACTTCAAAGGCACAGGAAAGGCATCTTACGGTGTCATAGCTCAAGAGGTTGAAGAGGTTCTACCCGATGCGGTGTCTACAAATGCCGTAGGTACAAAGTCAGTAAACTACAATGCAATCGTAGCTTTATTAGTTGAGACAATTAAAGAGCAAGAGAAACGCATAGCTGCTCTTGAAGAAAAGGTAGGTGTGTAATGACTGTCACGATGAAATCAAGCGGAATAGACTTTGGCGGTCCTGGTGGTTCTACTGATGGACTAATTCAAAACTTTTATGACTCTTCGGCAACTGCACTCCCAGCTCTTGGAAGTGTTTCTTATTTTGATGTCAATGTTGATTGCGCAATAGGCTGCTATCACGTACTTAATATACAACCAGTCAATAACACTGTTTTCATAAGATGTACTCCAGTAGACTCTAGTGGCAATGTTGTTCCTTACTCTTTATCTACTATGATCCAGTATGGAAATGCTTACAGTGATGCAGGAGCAGGAAATTATACAGCAGCAACAAATTCTGGCTTGCAGTGGCTAAATAATCAAAATGGACCTGCTGGTATGATTATTATTGAAGGTGCTGGGCGGGGTGCTCAGAGTAGCTTTTCTGTGTACTCTCCTAAAATTCAAGTAAGACAGGTACACCAGTATTATAGTAATTTAACAGTTCAAAGCTGGATGTCTATGACACTAGGGTCAAGTGGCGTAACATCAGCTTCAGATTTTGTATCTATAAGAGTTTCTGCTTCTAGTGGTAATCTATATGGAGCGGTCTCCAATGCAATCTGGAAACAGTAAGGTTTGTAAAAATGTCAGAATACAAATTAATAGACTTTGAAGCGGATAAGGTACCTCTTGAAGTAGATGGGGAAACTCTTTGGGTTTATCCTCTTAGAGATATGACTGATGAAGAAATAGAAAAGCACGTTGCTTCTCAATCTGATGATACATCTACTAGAGCAGCAATGAGGGCTTTAAGAAACTCTTTACTAAATTCTTGTGATTGGATTAACAACGCAGATGTAACAATGTCCGATGAAAAGAAAGCGGAGTGGGTAGCCTATCGTCAGGCACTTCGGGATATAACTTCGCACCCTAACTTCCCGAATTTACTATTTGAAGACTGGCCTGAAGAACCAGCATAACTTAACAAAGGAGAAAAGCAATGGCTAAAGAAAAAACGGCTAATGTTATTACTATCGACGACAAAGAATACACAGAGGATCAACTGACTGACGAACAGAAAGTTATGATTAATCATATTACTTCGTTAGATCAGAAGATTAACTCTGCACGGTTCAACTTAGATCAACTATCTGTAGGACGTGATGCATTTATGAATATGCTAAAACAATCACTAGAAGCAGGTACTACAGAAGAAGCAGCATAAGGCTTTGTAACATATGTATGGATTAACGGCTTATTCAGAGGCAGCGTTTAGTGACCCAGGATCGGGTGCAGTAAATGTAACTCTTACAAGCATCACTGCGAATACTACCGTTAATTCAGTTGTTGTAACTGCTGATTGTAATCTTACTACGAATAACGTTACAGCAACAACTACAGTCAACGGTGATGGTATTATTGTACGTAATATTGTCACCGTGTCTATCGGTGGTGTTACTGCTACTACCACAGTAAATGATGTAACAGCTACTGGTGGTGCTACAGCAGAGCCTACATCTATTACAGCTACATCAAGCATTGGCACAGTAAGTATCACTGAAGGTGTAGGTGCAGTATTTGGTGTCACAGGTGTAACTGCAAGCTCTACAGTAAATGATGTAACTATTACTGCTGATGCTCTTGTATTACCTGATAATGTAACAACTACAACTACAGTCAATGATGTCTCTATTATTGAGGGTGTAGGTGTAACAGTAGTACCAGCACAGGCTACAGCTACAGGCACTGTCAATGAGCCTACTATTGTAATCAATGTAGTTGCTACTCTATCTGGTTTAACACTTACAACTACAGTTAACAATGTAACTGCTACAACTACACAGTTTAATTATGAAGCAATTAAAGAAAACTATTCAGTTAATAGACTTCTTTACATTGAACGTCAAAACGACATTAACAGGACAGCCTATGTAGATAATATTGCACGTCTAGTATTTATTGAACCAGCAAATGACCGCAATAGAACTACTTACTCTGAAGCTGCTTAAAGGAAACACAGTATGTCACTAAAATGGCCTAACAAAGACCCTGATGAAACACTTGACTACAGTATTGATTGGTCACGTTTCTTGGGTACAGACACTATTAGCAGTGTAGTGTGGTACGTAAATGATGCTGATGGGGTTAAGACACAGCTAACACCTTCTGGTCCTCTTGTGAATGGCATACAGTTAATCTCCAATACTAATACAAACACTATCACCACTGCATACATAGGCTCAGGTACAGAGAACGTACAGTATTTGTTTTACTGTAAGATCACTACTTCTGGAGGCCTAACAGTAGAGCGCAGTGTACGTCTACGTGTAAGGAATAAATAATGGCATATAACTTTTTAGACCTAGTTAATAAAGTAAACCGTAGACTAAATGAAGTTGAACTTACTAGCGATAACTTTAGTACTGTTACAGGGTTTTATAACTCAGCTAAAGATGCAGTAAATGCTTCTGTTAGACATATTAATCACGAAGAGTTTCAGTGGCCTTGGAATCACGTAGAAGAAGAAGACATTCTTACTGCAGGTGTATCTCGTTATGGCTTACCTTATGATCTTAAAACATTAGACACAGACACTTTCCGCATTAAAAGAAACGCTTCTCTTGCTGTAGAAACAGTTAAATTAAAAGTATTGGATTATAAAGACTATCTTGACAATTATGCAGATCAAGAATACAATACAGACACATCTAAAAGAAACACACCTTCTTACGTATGTCGTACTCCTAGTGAAGAGTATATTGTTGTCCCAGCGCCTGATAAAGCATATGAGATAATATATGAGTATTATCGCAACCCAGTAGAACTAGAGAATTACAATGACGTACCTAGTATACCTGAACAGTTTAGCCATGTTATTGTTGATGGTGCTATGTTTTATTCATATCAGTTCCGTGGTGATGCACAGGCTTCACAGATTGCACAGAATAAATTCCAAGAAGGTATTAAGTTTATGCGTACTTTGTATCTAAACAGATATGAATACATACGTTCTACTGTATTAACCCATAATAAAAAGTTAACTTCAAGGGCATCTTAATAAATGGCTACACAGTGGCAGACATTCCCGATACAGTTTAGCGGAGGGTTAATCACTAACCTAAGCCCGTTACAACACGGTATCCAAGCTGTAGGTTCTGCTTCTATTATGCAGAACTTTGAGCCTTCTCTTGACGGTGGTTACTCTAAGGTGTTAGGGTATGAAAAGCTTATAGACGCTAAGCCTACTGTGTCTACTACTGACGTAATGCAAGCTTTGTGTGTCGTAGATAATGATACAGTAGTTGTAGCACGAGGCGGTGATTACTACGAAGGTACAATTTCTACTGATACTTGGGGTTCTTCTCTAGCAACTGCAGCAGATACAACCTTTACTTCAGTTAAACACCAACGTTACAACTTTAGTGGTACTGAAAAGATTATCTTTGTAGATGGTACTAACTTCCCTGCTATTTACACTAAAGGCTCGCCAAGCACAGTAACTTATATTACTTCATCTGCGTCTAACGATGCTGTAGAAGATGCTTCAGATGTAGCACTGTATAAAAGTACACTATTCTTTGCTGTTGGCACTGAGTTAATCTTTACAGCACCTTTTACTGATACAGACTTTACAGTAGCTAACGGTGCAGGTAGTATTAATGTTGTATCGCCTATCACAGGTCTAGCAGTTTATCGTGAGCAGCTAATCATCTTTTGTAGTGACCGTATCTTACGCTTAGTTGGCTCTACTGCTGCAGACTTCCAGCTTATTACTGTTACTGAAGAGATCGGCTGCATTGATGGTGACACTATTCAAGAAGTTGGTGGTGACATCATATTCCTTGGACCAGATGGTATTCGTACTTTCAGTTCAACAGAACGTATTGGTGACTTTGGCTTAGACGTTGCATCTAAACCCATTAGGCCTACAGTAGACTCTCTTGTTAATACAAACACTAAACTTACAAGTGTTGTTATCGTAGATAAAGCTCAGTATCGCTTGTTTGGTTACAATACAGCAACACAGGTAGATGCATCAAACGGTGTTTTAGGTACTAAGTTTATTGATCAAGGTGGTACAGGTCTTCAGTGGGGTACAATAAAAGGCTTTAAGGCTTACGTAGCTGATTCATTTATAGACGGTAACATAGGGTTCTATGTATTTGCTAACGATGATGGTTACGTATACAGAATGGAGTCAGGTAACAGTAGGGACGGATCAAACATCTCTGCTATCTTAGAGACACCTTATATGCCTATTAGTGATCCACAAGTAAGAAAGTCTTTCTATAAGATGGACTTATATGTTGAGCCTCTAGGTTCATTTAACTTAAACGTAAACATCCTGTTAGATCAAAACAAAACAGGATCAGTACAGCCACCACAGTTTAATTTTAATAACTCAGGTGGTGCATCCTATTTTTATGACGATCCTAATGCTACATACGGGTATTATAGCACTCCAGGCGATCCAAACACAGCAGTAGGTGATACTGTTTATAGTGTATTACTAGATGAAAACTATAATAATCAGCTTGTAGGATCAGGTAAAACAGTAGCTATACGCTTTGAAGACATAGGAACAAACGCAAGTTTTACATTAGATACAGTAGTGCTAGAGTTCTCTACTAACGACAGACAGTAAGGAAAAACCAAATGGGTAACACTTATACAAGACAATCTGCTACAGCCATTGCTACAGGCAATGTTATCACTGCTGCTGATCTTGAAGCAGAGTTTGATGAAGTTGTAGCTGCCTTTAACTCCAGCACAGGTCACGCACACGATGGTACTGACTCGCCTCGTATCTCTACTATTGGTCCTGGAGGTGAATACACAGGTACAGCTACAGACTTTAAACCTACAGCTACTGGTCTTGATTTAGGTACTGCTGCATCTCAGTGGGACAATGCTTACATTGATGGTATAGCATATATTGACACTGCCACTATTGGTGAGAACGAATATGTAACAATCACAGACAATGAGTATGATGTATCTTCTGGCAATCTTACTGTCGATGTAGCTGGTAATATTATACTTGATGCAGATGGTGGTAATGTTACACTACAAGATGCAGGTGTTACCTTTGCTAACTTAAACAATGCAACAGGTGAGCTAGTTATTCAAAGTGGTTCAGTACCTACAACTGCTGTAACATTTAGTGGAGCTAACGCAGACTTTGCTGGTACAGTAGATGTCACTGGTGCAGTTACTCTTGATAGTACATTGAATGTAACAGGGGCTATTACAGGCGATCTTACAGGTAACGCTGATACAGCCACAGCTTGGGCGGCAGGTATTGAGATTGCACTAACTGGTGACGTTACAGGTACAACTACAGGTGTAGATGGTTCTGGCAATGTAAGTATTGCGACTACTGTTGCTTCTAGCGAAAGCTTAGATATTCAATATGATAACTTAGGAACACTTGAGACTAAAGGTACTATTTCAGGAGAGGCTTCTAAGTTATCAATAACAAGCCCTACGGGTGAAGCTATAGATATAAGAAGCTCTGAAACAGTTTACCTTGCAGCTAATGGAGGTAGCTTAACACTGTTTTCTACGGCGGTTGATGGTTTTATATCTATGACTGCTCCTTATACAAGCTTTACACATTCATCTAGCGGTGAAGGTTTTAGATTTTATGAATCAGGTCAATCAGGCAATCAGCACGGATTAATAAGATGGGACGGTACATATCTTAATATAGGTCAAAACTCTGGATTCTTACCCTATGATTCTCAAAATAGTTTCCCTCTAATTGTAGCTGATGATTGGATAAAAACACCTTATATTAAAAAAGACATTAAATCAAACGTAGCTTCTGTTTCTACTACTCTTACTGCAGAGTATGAATATCACGATGTTCGTCCTTCAGGTAATCTTCAGATAGGTTTACCTACTGTAGACACAGACGGAACTACATTAAAGGTTTCAGTAAGAGGTAGCTATACAATTACATGGGATAACACAAATATAAGTTGGGACAGTGGTTCAACACCAAGTTACACAGGTACATCTACAACTGCAGATATATACGAGTTTATAGCTGTTGGTGGTAGTAAATGGTATGGACGTAAAAGCATTTCTAATGCAGCTATTTAATGGTGTCTAACCTATGTCTGAAGTAAAACTAACTCACGAAGAAGTAGAAGAAATGCTAGACCGTGCAGCTAGGCGTGGAGCTAAAGAGGCATTACGTTCTATTGGATTGCTAGATGATGATGCACACAAAGACATTACAGAGATGCGTAGCTTGTTAGAAGCTTGGCGTGATACTCGTAAATCAATATGGTCTACCGTAACAAGACTGGTCACTGTCGCCATACTAACGTTTATTGCTGGCGCAGTATGGATGACATTGAACAAGTAAAGGTAAAGTAAAATGGCAGAAGAAATTAAAGATTGGCGTGACCCTGACTACGACAACACGGCCTCACTAATTGCAGGTACTGCAACGGGCAGAAAACCTAATATGCGTGAGATGATGGAGGCTATGGCTGGTATGCCCGTAGAGGAAATCTATGCTACTATGCCACAAGAACAGTGGTCAACTCTTTCAAGGGCTGCTTCAGGTATGTTGTATGGAGACACTGGACAATCTGTTTCTGATACTAACTGGGAAACATTTATGGATGACCCTTCTACTAGGAAATCCTTACGTGATGCTGGTGACTACCTGCTTTCATCAGAAGTAAAAAACATTAAAAGAAGCAGAGAACGTCAGGATGTCATTGATAATGTAAGAGATTCTATAACATCAAGACTACCTGGTTCTCCTAGAAGACCTGCTGTAGTAACAGAAAGACCTACGTCACCTAATTATTTAACAGAAGAAGACTCACTTACAGTAACTAAACCTGGGGTTAGAAGTCCAGATGAAATAATCCCAATACCAAGAGGCGTAGTTCCTACTCCTGTACAACCTGCCCCTGTTACACCTACTCAAAGTCAAACAGGCACAATCTCTCAGCCTTTACAAACATCAACCTTATCGGCTGTCCCTGAACAAGTGACGTACAAAACACAGTACACAGGTACTGCTGATAATATACCACAAACACTTGTCTCTACTGTACCTGGTCAGAATATTACATATGACCCTAATCAGATAGGCTACCAGAATGTGTATTACTCTAATCCATTAGGCCAGCGTATTATGGTATCTGAATTTAACGGTCAGCCTACTACATACGTACCTGAAGGTTTCACTAAAGAAGTTACGGCTGCACGAGGAGGGTATATTAATAAATATGCTTCTGGTGGTTCTGTAGTAACAGATGCTGAACTAGAAGGTAAATACCGTATTTATACTAAGCAGTTTGGTTATAACGGCCCTAAGACACGTGAAGCTATTAAGCAGTTTGAGGATGCACGTCCTGAAGTTAAACGTAAAGGCATGGCTATTGGTGGTTATGTACGTA